TAGCTGCTTTAGCGAATGCAGAGCCACGGGTTGGCACTGGAATGTGAAGGGTATCGCCTTTCTTACCTTTCATGCTCATCTTGTTGATGAGGTTAGCCATCACAAGAGCTTTTTTGTAAGAAGCAACCAACTATGTTGCGAACATACCGTTTCCGTATATTCTCTTTAGGTTTCCCTAAAGTTCAGACTATATCATCACTGTATTACTACAGGTTAGGCGCTTCGGAACTACTTAGTTCCTACTCCTTGCGGATAGTCGTTGAACCTTTATTTCTGCAAGCCCCTGTGATTTAAAGCAGATACAAGTTTTGGTATCTCTAATTCTCTAGTTGAGTATTCAGACCTATGCCACTTATTGTCTCTGGATTGTACCCATTCCCACACTAAGTTAGCTTGCTCTTTCTTTTCAACTAAACAATCTTTAATTACAGGTAATAGCTTAGTTAGTCGTTTGAAACCCTCTATACTAATATTCCAGTATTCTTTTTGAGTTTCTTTACGAGGTTTGTAATGTGTTATGTGATAACTTACTTCTAATCTGTCCAAAATACTACAGAATGCTTTAATGATCGGTTGACTTGTGTTAGCTACTCTAAGTCCTGGTTTGTATTCGTTTTTACGATCACCACCACGACTCCACAATCCTATACAACCTTCACCATCAATGATACCACAAAACCATCCAAACTCAAACGCAGAAATACTTGGCTGCTGATTGTCCATTGTTCATTCTCCAGATTGTTGCCTAATAAGCACTGTGAGACTTTAGAAGTTTCCAGCAATTCACCTAATTTTACGAGATCTATTGCTTTTAAATCTCGTCCGACCAAATCTCCTATCTAACGGTCGGTACTATCCCCGAGATATTTAAGGGATAAATTTATCCGCATTGGTCTTGTTAACGATGGAGGAACTACCTCCAGGATAAGCTGCTGTAGCCATTTTAAAAATCCTTTAAGAATTGAGTTAAGTTATCGAACACGTCCTTCAGCATAGGCCCTCATGATGTCATCTTGATTAGCCATATAACGCTCAGGGTCCGTGAGCTGGAGCCGAATAAGTTCTGCTCGACGATATATTTTATTGCTCGTTTCACCTGTACTGCTTGGAGCTGACACAGTTGCGGCCTTCAACTGTTTAGTGTTTTCTTCTTGCATCTGCTCTGCTGCTTGCTTTACAGCTTCTTGACGTACTTTCTTCAAGGCTTTAAAGTTAGTAAGCAGTTCATGTGCTGAGTCGAAATCAAACTGTTGGTCCGCTGCGGCAAACAACTGACGGCGTACTGGTGACTCGTTTACCCAACCAGCAAACTCAGGATCTGTTACCACTTGAGTATAGTCAGGGTGGGTTTGAGCTAACCTGTTTGCTGTGTTCATCCTAGCTACCTGTGCAGCAGCTACTTGAGCTTGTTGCACTGCTGGGTGTTGAGCTACAGCTTTATTTACTGCCTTAACAGGATCGGCAAAAAAATCTACATCATCTTCGACGGCTGCTGTTGCTGCTTGCTTTGCAGGAGTGATTTGCCTTTTGATCAACTCATCAGCTAACTTACGAACTTCTCCAACTTCCTGAGCTTGTCTACCAATGAGCTTTTCAGCTTCTTGGTGCATCTTGATAATCTCGTCCATCGATTTACCCTTGTACTTCTCAGGGATCGCTGGTGATTCCTCTGCTACTTGCTCCTGTTGTTGTTTGGCTTCTTCAGCCTGAAATTCATCTTGTTGAACTGCTTCATTGTCAATAGAATCTACAAATTCAGCCATCTGCTTCTCCTAGTCGGGATAAACCCAATTGTTAGGAATTGTTAAAATGTCTAAGTTATCCCTCGTAGTAGGACTTAGACTCTGCTACTTTTAGTGCTTGCTTATGCTGGCGTTCCCATTTGTCATAAGCTCCTGGGAAAGAGCCAGTAATACCTTCTAGCTTTACTTTAGGTGCTGCTAGTACTTTGTAAGCAACCTCGGTACAGTGCGGACAAGGTACTTCAGTTGCTGTGTTGTCTACTAAAAGTTCTGTATGGTGTCCGTTCGAACACACAAAGTCATTCATTACCTTCATTCTGTAAATCCTCATAGACTTTTTCTGATACTTCTTTGAGTGTCAGGAGCCAATCTAGGATATCTAACTGACCTTTTCTTAGATACAATAGCTTTTCACTGTCAATGCTGGTAATGTCTGCTATTGCTTTTCTCATCTTCTCAGCATCATCGATAAGATCTTTCCATCCTGCTGATGAGACCATATCGAATCTAGCTTCATAGTATCTTTGTAGTTTTACATCCATGTTGTAATTTTACCACACTTTTTTAGATTTGTCAAGTGTTTTTTTAATTCATTGCATCTTGACGAGTTTGTTCTCTTACGATATTGACCTTTGAATCAATGTCTTTCTCTTTCAACATCAGTTCAGCGATCTTTACCCTACGTTCAAACTCTCTGTTCGGATCATCAATGTTTGTTGATGCAGCTTGAACAACATCAACTTTAAGCTTTTCAGGCATAAGCTGTGCCTCTACCATAGCCTTCTGAGCCTCTGCTTGGGCCTTCTGTGCTCTTGCTTGCTTTTCCTGTACATCAGCCTGTGCTGTAGCCATTTGAATCTGCATAGCCTGCTGTTGAGCCTGCTGTGCTGCTGGATCAGGTTGTGATAGTTGAGCTAATTGCTGTAGGATAGTTTCTCTGTTTGGTAACGATGAAGCTTCAACCACACTCTGAAGCAGTAATGGCAGTACAGGACTGTTCGGACCAAGTGTAGACATCAAGGAAATGATCTGAGCCTGTTCAAACTCTCTAGCCATCATACCCATCGTACCTGTTGGTATAAACTTAAAGTCTTGTACAGGGTATCGACGTGAATCAAACTGCATATAACGCCATGCAGACTTCTCAACAAAAGGGATTAGGAAGTCATCTTGGAAGTTTGTTAGTGCTCTCTTGTTCTTTTTGATTAAACCAGCTACTGCCATTGCTAAACCAGCAGAAGCAGCGTCTCCACCAGCTACTTGCCCAGGTAATGAAGCTGAATCAAGTGTTCCTGTAGCCTGTAATAGCATCTTTTCGAACAACTGTGCTGTCTGTATGTTACCTGGATCAGTATTACCAAACTTTAAAGGCTGTAGAATCTCGTTAGGAGCACCATTGGTAAGGATTGTCTTACCAGGACGTACTTCAAACTTAGCTCCACGAGGTAATCTGGTGGCATCTATAGCCATCATAGGAGCCGTTGTAAGCCCTAAAGAGTCCACGTGACTACGAATCTGTGCATCCGTAGCCTTTTGCATGTTGTAGCCCTTCTCAGCCGTTCCTCGACCCCAGAAACGACCAGGAACAATGTCAGCTTGGTAAGCCACTACAGGCCTATCTTGCATCATGAAGGGACTTTCTTCAGCTTTTAATAGTGATTCACCGTTAGCAACCACCACTAAAGCTTCAACCATCTCTGAATATAACTCTTCATCAGGACCAATTGTCTGATCAGGGTTATCTAACAATGCTTTTGGTACTAATCCATAGTAACGAAGCATCAAAACCTTGTCATCTTGGTAGTAAGTTACATCCTGTGAAGGCTCTAGATCTGTATTCTCAGAAGCAACACCAACATAAACCCTACGATAGACACCATCTTCCATCGCTTTAATCACGCTGTGACGGCCTACATACTCTTCTACTGCACATCCTAGTGCTTCATCAACACTAGTAGCGTTAGGATCGATTAGGAAGTTCCTAGGGTTAATAGGCTTTAGCTGTACAGAGATTCTGTTCGTAGCGTTTACACCTACCATATTCATTCCAGGCACTGCTGTAGGTCTGGTAGCTGGTGCAGAGTCTTTGACTTCTCGGACAATCAACTCACCGATACCAGTGCCGTATACCTCTGCAAGGGTAACGATGTGAGTTATTGCTTTACGAATACGATCTTTGTCAAAGTCTTGTTGTAGCTGTTTTCTCATCAGTTCAATGTCTGTCTTGTCCTGATCCTGTAGATCATCAACAATGTCAAAGAACTGACCTTTACCGAATACAGCTTCGATAATCTCTGATGTCTTATTATCGATTGCTTGTTGTAGGGCAGGGGATATCAGCTTAGACCGTTCAGAAGATCGTGTTCGATCACCTTCTTCATAGATTCCACGCCATAGACGCTCATACTCATCCCAGCGATCTAAGTAGTTTTCATCTCTATGATCTCTCCACTGGTCACACCGTTCCATCACAAACGCTACAAGAGCATT